CCCGTGGGATGCCATTCAGGAACGCTGAGGTTCCCATTGACAGGATTCTTGCAGGCAAGTTGAAGGCTGCGAACAACTCTGGCGTGGAGGGTGTTATCGGGGGCAGCAACGAGGGGGGCCGATACACGGTTAGAACCAATGGTGGGGTCAAGGACTATTACGTAAAGAAGTTGGTGCCGCATCCCGATTCGGACCCGGCGTGGTTGGCGTCAGCCGGGGATGTCGGTCAGCGTCGCGCTTTCAGCGAAGTGCTGGCAAACGCCATGTACCGCGAGTTGGGCTTTCAGGCCCCTGTGTCTTATACGCAACAGGCCAGTGATGGTAGTTGGTATGTTATCGCTCCGTGGGCAGATAATCTGATACAGGTTGGTGTCAACCCGGAAGGTGGCTTCCGGCCTCGTGCGGAAGCATTGGGCGCCTATGTTGATACCAGCCAAGGGATTCCTCAACTCACATACGGGCCCGAAGTGTTTACAACTTACCCCGGTGCGCATCTGCCACCGGGTGTGAGCCCGGTTTCAGACATTGTTGGCGAAGGTTTCCTCGCTGATGCGTTTCTCGCCAACTGGGATACCGCAGGGTTGGACATTGAGAATATCGCCTTCGATCAGGCAGGCAACCTGTTTCGTGTTGACGGTGGGGGCACGTTCAACTTCAGGGCACAGGGCCTACCTAAAACCACGTTTGGGTTCAAATGGAAGCGTCCCGGTGAGAGTATCGCCGGGTTGATGGATGTAAGCAAGTCCCCAACGTACGCGCCTATGGCGAACGCATGGAAGGATGCACAACCAGACGTAGTGCAGAGTCTGATCGGCCAGTACCGCCAGTTGGATCAGGTGCGAATGGACTACGGCGGATGGGATAACTTCGTTCGACGGCATCTGCCGGATGGAACATCCGACGATGCGATGGCGGAGTTCATAGAGTTCCTAGAGGTCCGCCATAAGGCACTAGCCGAAGAGTTTGGGCAGGAATACACAGAAGGGGCCGCTTTAGCGAAGGCGCGCATACACCAGTTGGGGGCCAGCCCTCAGGTCGCTGATGAGATTATCGGTGGAACGTACGGGCCGTTGCAGACCACTTCAGAGTCGTACGGTTATGGGGCGTGGTTGTCGCCGGAGCATGATGGTATTTCTGAGTCGCAGGCTATTCGTTTCTTCAGTATCGAAGAGGCGTTGGGGCAGGTTGCTGAGGGACGCAAGTTAGGCAATGCCGCCGAAGCGGCGATTGGCCGCGATGAGGAACTTCTTCGACAGTTGAAGACCTATGTGGACGCAGAGTTGGATGTCCTCGTTGATAATGCGGGGACGGAGCAGGCTGCGTGGGTTGAAGATTCGCTGTATCCGGGTGGGGACATGGGGTTTGACGAAGCGGATAATGCCATCTGGGTACGTGGCGACGGGGGCATGAACGATGACTTCGCTAATCCTTGGGCTGGCGACGAACCGAACCATTATTGGGGAGAAAAGCCGATGGCGGCTGACCCCCGCTTCGGAATGATTATTATTGACGAGCATGGTCGGCCTCTGATGCGGATGCCGACCGAAGCAAATGGCACGGGAGGGGATCCTTTCGGGGGCGTGTTGTGGACGTTTGCCAAGGGTGGCCCCAAAAGGGGAGAAAGTCCGTATCAAACCGCTGTACGCGAAACTGAAGAAGAAACCGGTTTAGTGGTTGAGGGGTTCGCCCAAATCGAACAACCGCTAAAGGGTTCTACGGAGTCGATGAACTACTACTACATCGGTCGAATCAAGCCGGGGACTACGCAACCGTCGATCATTAGTGGCGGGCAGTTGGTTGACCAGCAGGCCGGGGACGGGATGGCCCAGTTCTTGCATGCAGACGCAGACAACGCGCCTGCTTTTTTGATTGATCCGAGTTCGGGTGTCATCATGGGCAAGCAGCAGACTTGGCATGACACCTACACAACCAACTACACGGCAATCACACAGAACTACGTCAACAATCGTGAAAAAATGCGGTATCCGGTTCAAGTGAATGTGGGCATGAGTGGTGACCAGATATTGACTTATGGTATGCCTGCGCAATCGAAACAAGCACTCGCGGATTTCCTCCAAGTGCAGAAGTTGATTACCGGGGAACTCAACCAAGCAACTATCCAGTCGCAGAGGAGGAGTGTTGAAGAGAAGGCTCGCGCGCTTGATGCTGTCTTAGACCGTTTCCCTAAACCGTACGGCTCGTCGATAACAAGTACGGATGTTGCAGCGCACGATCAGGCGATGGACATGCTGACGCGCCTGTTCGAATACGACAAGCAGACCTACCAGCATTTGGTGGCGTCGTGGGAGAATAGCGGGAGCGTGCAGCATGAATCTGTCGCTCAGGCTCTGCGCTTTGTAGAGAACTTTTCCCAATGGAACATTCCGACAATCAACGACATGAATCTAAGAAACAGGATCGGCTTCTTGGACTACCTTGAGAATGCCCATTACGTAAGCGCCGATCAGACGGTTTCAGGTGTGAGTCTTTCACCTGTGAAGGGGAAGGCTCAAGGCAAGGTCGCCGGCGCCGGATCCGTCTTTAGGGATGTCCTAGCGCCGAAGTTTATGCATGACGTAACCGATACAGAAATGAGCGCCATCGCTGCCCGATACTTGGCATCCTTTGACCAAGGGGTGACAGGTGTGCAGCAATGGCAAGCCTTTATCTTGGGGCCGGGAGGTCATGGCAGGTTCGGGAGTGGCATCTCCATCGCTATGTTGAATCAGCGTAACTGGCACCACCAGCCGTTCGTGCGCGGGATCCTCAAGGACCAACTCACCGGCACACTGGTGACGAGGGATGACGATGCAGTAAATAGAATCTATGCACTGATAGCAGAGAGGGAGAAGGTATTTGCTCAGACGCCCAAAAGCGAGATAGGTCGTGGTCACCTCTCTGGCACTGAAGCCAATCTTTCGAGTGTTGAGCGGGGCGGGGTGCCCCAGTCCCGGCACTTCGACTTTTTCGTTGACGAGATTCGAAAGGTTTGGCGTGACGAAAACTTCGTCTTCGCCGATGGATCTAGGGGCGTTCCGTTCAATGAGAAGGAGGTCAGAAGGAGCCTAGAGGCGTACATTGCGGATCGCCGCCTTATTAGCAAAGTGCACGACGTTTATAGGCGGTCGCTTACAGCCGACGGGTACAACGCAACGATGTGGTACAACAAGACTGATTCGGTATCTGGTGCTGTCGGACAGGGCGTGACAGAAGGTTTCCCCGTTGCCACACTGATAAATCCGCATGCGGTGAAAGCGATGCCACGTAGCCAGACGAAGGGCAAACTTCACTCGCATGGCAATGTCATAGACGATGATTTTGTCGCTCCAGATACTGGCGGTTTCATCAGGACCGGTGAAGGCCCGGCTCCGGGCGGCGTTTTGAATGCGCAGAAGTTCATGAACGAGTACGTACGGGCTGTTGAAAACTCTCCTGCGGTTCGTGCAGGGGGAATGGCTGCGGACGATCCGTTGCGGCTCGCTATGGACGCGAAGATTGAGTCGGCTATTCGGGGAGAAAAAATCTTTGTGCAGGAGGCGGCAGCACTGAGGGATGAAGTGGCGCGGTTGAAGGTAGCGAAGGGCGAAGCGGCGAAGCATCTGAAGGATGTCAAAATATCTGGCAAGCAGCGTTCTGCGATGGACACGTTGCTTGCCTCTATGGACAAGCGGATGAATATCATAAATGTCGCTGAGGGGAAGATTGCCCGGTTGGGGACTGTTGACCAGTACGGGCAAGGGATCCCGTTGGAGAGTCTTCCCGATGAGGTTCGCAATATCAGGCTTGCTTTGGATGCGTTGGAGGATGCGGATGCACGCGGATTCAGGGAGGCTACGAGCGAGTTGAAGGCGGGCGCTGATGCTGCAAAGTATTTGCGTGAGGTCGGCGAATACGGTGACGACACGATCTATTTCCCCTTGAACAAAGAATACGTGAATGAAAGGCTCCTTGACGAAGGGTTCCAGCAGGGGTTCAGTGCGTTCGGGGTGAAGAGTCAGGGGCCGTCGGAAATAGTTGAGTCGATGGTCGCTGTTGACAAGTTCTATGCGCAGGGCGGGTTCGCTACATTCCTGAAGCATTACGACAAGGTTTACAATCTGCTCAAGGGTTACATGATTATGAAGCCCGGATTCCACATGCGGAACTATTTCTCTGCCGTCTTTATGAACTATCTGGATGGCGTGAAGATGTCTAGTTACCGCCGGTTCCAGAACGCGTATTGGAACAACGAGTACGACAAGGCTGTGGCAATGGAACTGCCTAAACGTGCGGAGAACATGAAGAAGGCGATGAAGTTGCGTGGTGTCCGTTCGGCGTCCGCTGAGGACATGGACATTATTCGCAGGTTGGATGCGGAAGGTTTGGTTGGTGGCGCGCAGGGCCAGATCGGCACAGAGCAGGTCATGGGTGAAGAGCGCGTGGGTGGAACTTTGGCGAAAGCCTTTCAGGCGATCAATCCCCTCAGCAGCCGCAACGCCCCGTTGCGTCTGTCTAGGAGTGCCGGTATTGGCACGGAAACCTATGTACGCGGCGTAATGGCGTTTGATTCGTTGGCGCGTGGTGATCTGGCTAGTGAGGCGTTTGAGCGGGTAATGAAGTTCCACTTCGATTACTCCGATCTGTCACGATTCGAAGCGCAGGGCATCAAGCGGGTTGTGCCGTTCTATACGTGGACGCGAAAGAATCTGCCATTGATGATTGAGCAGTTCGGTAAGCGCCCCGAGGTGTTCAACCAGTACAACATTCTGAAGGCGAACATTGAGGGCGGCAGCGAAGGTTTACCCGGAGCGGACGCTCCTGTTCCTCCGTGGATGATTCGGCAGGCTGGGATTCGGCTGCCGTTCAAATACGAGGGTGAATACATGCATGTGTTGCCGGATCTGCCATTCAAGACGCCGTTGGAAATGTTGGGTCCGTTGACGAAACCGGGCGATACTCCTGCGCAAAGGATTGAGGCAGCGTTGAGCGTGTTGACGACACAGTTGACACCGTTTGTGAAGACGCCGATTGAGTGGACGACCCGACGTAACTTGTGGAAGGGCTACAACTTTGACGGACGCATGGGGCAGGTGCCGACCGTGTATGCGAAGGTTCCGTTACTCATGCCGTTGTTGGAACAGATGGACATGGCGCACAAGAACGAGGCGGGCATCTGGTTGATGCGCGACTATGACCTGCATTCGATGGCTACGATGTTGCCGACTTTCGCTGATGCGCGAAGGTTGTTCCCTTCGGAAGAGCGGTACCAGCAGCGCATTTTGTCTACATGGATGTCGTTTGTGTTTGGTTTGGGTCTTCGCACGAACACTAAGGCCGAGCAGCAACGCACGAAGGAATCCATCATGTATGAGTTGCGATCTGAGCGGTCGGAACAACGCCGCCGGGCACGTGTTGGTCTGAACCCGTAGGGACAGGGTACCCTTAGGGTATGCAGTACGTTGCTCGCGCCGAATGGGGCGCATTGGACACAGGGAAGCGCCTGAAGGACTTCTGGCGCCCAATGCAGGGGATTGTCGTCCATCACACTACGGGGCCGTCACACGGCCCGTGGGACCGTGTGAGGGGACATGACAGGTACCATGTGGAATCCCGTGGTTGGGATTCCATCGCATACAACTGGCTTGTGTCCGGGGAAACGGGAGAAATATTTGAGGGACGCGGGTGGAAGCGTGGCGCTGCCACCCGTGGTTGGAACTCTAAGACAATCTCCGTTGCATACATCGGAGATTCCGATGATGCTCTAACGGATCGCGGTAAGGAAAGCATCCTGACCGCTGTCGGGGCAGCACGCGAGCGTTACGGTGACCACCTTTGGGTGAAGTGTCACAAAGACTTCTCGCCAACTACCTGCCCCGGCACAACTCTGACCGAATGGGTGAATGCCGGTATGACTACCGGGCAGCCCCATACGAATAGGATTGTCGATTGGGGGGCGATTCTTCGTTATATCACGGAGGCGGGTTTGGCTTACGTAATAGATCGACCTATCAAGCGAGGCTCTACGGGAAAGTGGGTTTCGATTGCGCAACAGAAACTGAATGACCGGATCAACGCAGGTTTGAAGGTTGACGGCATTTACGGGAAGAAGTCTGTGGCCGCATGCAAGCGGTTCCAGTCACAGTTCGCTATGAAAGTCAACGGAATCGTTGACGAACACACATGGAAGGTATTGTGGACAGCATGATGAACATGATCGAACGAGCAGGATGGACTTTCGTACAGGCTTTCTTAGCCGTGTTCGTAGTCGGAGATCAGGGAACCCTAAAGGTTGCCGTTATCGCAGGTGTGGCTGCCGGTTTGTCGGTGGTAAAGACCTACGCGAAGGAACGCAAGGGCTGATGGAAGAAGCCGGAGAAGCCGAAGCGTTCGAAAAGTTTCAGGACGAGTACGGCTATCTGGCGACAGAAATCTATCAGGACTTGAAACAGACCTCACACATCTTGGACATCGAAGACAGCAACCACGCTAAATGGCATGAGGCGGATCTAGGCGTTCTGCTTGTGTTGCCGTACGAGCATGTGATGGCATTTGCGCACGAAAGTCTTTCAAATGATTTCGAGAATAGCCCTGTACACAATCACGTGTTTGCAACTATTAGCACATTGATTATGAACTCATTCGAGGCTATGGAAGATGGTTAGTCCGACAAATAGTCATCTATTGTCGGGTTATTTTCGAGCGCAACCCTGAGTTTAGTGAGTATTTTATCACGGTAACGTGCAACGGTTGTCTTTGGGATCCCAATGGCACGTTGGACTTCACGCAGGCTCAAGCGTTCGAATAGGAGCGCATTGAGTAGCCATGCTTCTTCTTCGTTGAGGACGCTCAACGAGTCCAGAACCACCTCTTGCAGAGCGGCGCGTTCCTGTTGGGAACGCTCCGGTTCGTTCGGCCCTGCCTCTTGAAGAGCGGCCAGTTCTGTCAGGGGTACGTGTTCTCCACGCCCAGAGCGTGTCGCTGGGGCATGTTCCTCTAAGGGGTCAAACGGAAACTCTTTCTTCATTCACCCCAGCATACGTCATGGGAGAGTTCAGATACTCTTCTGCGATAACGTGCGTGTTCTTGGCGTCGTAACCGGAAGGTTCACCCTTCTCCCACGCTTCGTCGTGGTCGATCCATCCGAGAATCTCTACCGCACGGAACTCTGGCGCAACCGGTCTAACCACAAATAGAACCAAGCCCTGCCCTAGTTGCCTGCGTCGCACCGCAGCACTACTGGTCGTTCGTACGCGTCTAACTTCAATGTTGCGTCCGACATCAGCCATGCCTTTGAACTCTTCGTGACGGTTGCCGGGCCATACGTGTCCGCCCCAATACTGATTGGTCAGTCTCGCAACGGCCAACTCGCCCGCGCATGCAGCGGCCTGCGCCGTGCGGTCGTCTTCCATGCGTTTCTTGTCATAGTGGCGGGCGTCAGCCTTCCCCCAGTTCTCAATGTACCGACGGGCGCCTACATGCAAGGCCCATTCGTATTCCCACGGGTGCAGTTCTACAAGAATCATTCTTTGACCGCTTTCACCTGCACCACAAGACGGTCGTTTGGGATTATCCCCGCACGTTGGCATCCATCTAGGCACAGTTTGATGTAGTTGTCCAAGTCTCCCCGCAAGGGAGTATGCCACTCTTCTATCGCCCGGATGGTGATGTACGTTGCTTCTGCGCTAAACGTCATCTCCACCGCAACCGGTCCCTCAAAGACCGGCGGGTTATCATCAACCGCTTGAGCGTATGCACGCTCCGCTTCCACAGTTTCTTTGGGGGTGTAAACGCGACCTTTCCGCGACATTCGGGGACGACCCTTGGGCTGTGGCCTGCCCGGAACGATGAACGTGAACTCATCTGGTGGCTTTGCGTTCGGCGTCGGTGACGAGTCTGTCGATTTGCCTTTCGCAGTCTTGCCTGCCCGTGAACTTCGGCCCGTCATCGTACCAACTCCCTAGTCGTGAATCTAAGTCTTTAGTCCACGATAGAACATCGGTGCGAGTGTAGCCGGTTTCAAACATGGCGCGAGCGAACCGGTTCAGGAAGCCGTGGCGACCTTTGCCTGCACCGTGCCCACCCTTGTAGTACGGAACGGGACCGTTCTTGAACATCTCCGACGGCAGCCCACGCAAGCGTGTGCCGTCTACGGTCATCAACGGTTCCTTGCTGTAGTCCCGTTTCGGAGGCAGATCCAAGACCACTGGGACCGGATCCTTGTACAAAGCGGCGGCACGATCCAAGTTCGCTGTAGGCGTTCTATCCTTTTCTGCCGCCCAAAGAAAGCCGTCCAGATCCAACGATTCCTCATCGGTTTCGCTGTAACTACTGCTATCTACGACCACCTGTCGATGCTTCGGGCGCTTCCCGCCATATGGTAAACGCATGTAGTTGCCGGGAGGACCAGCCAAAGAATCCTGCTTCGGATACACCGCATCATATTTGGCTTCTGCCAGATCCAATGCAGCGTGCATCGCACGACGGATCACTGAAGCACGAACCCATTCTTGACAGAAGATCCACAAGTGGTAGCCCTTGCTGCGTGATCTTTCGGGCCACGCTTTGATGTCCATGGCACGCAGGATTGTTTGAGTGTTGCGGGCAATGACCAGAGAGTCTTCGCCTTCGTCTATGTCGATGGACCCCCACCTGCACATCCACAGGTCCGGGTCCATCTCCACGTAATAACGGTTATTCTCTGGCCCTTCCGTCCACGAATCAGGACCACCTCGTGTGAAGTGAGGGTCGTAGACCATCGGGTAAATACCGATCATCTCTTCGCCTGAAAGGTGCTTCTCCCACATGGCGTCAACGTCTGCCCACCGGCAGCCGCCTTCGTCAGTCCCGTAGGCAAGAGGAAAACCTAGGAACAGGTCACGGAATGAAATGATCGCGTCTTCATTCATCGTCATCGTCCATTTGCAACTGTTCCCAAACGATGCCGGGTTCCAGCAAACGTCCACTCTTGTCGATGGTCAGGTTTACCTCTGCTTTCTCACCATCACCGGATTTGTTCTTCCACAGGCCAGCACTTATTTCATCCTCGTAGTGCTTGCGTTCCTCTTCATCCATGTTGGTGTCATCCCACCTGCGCCACGTTTCGATCAGGAAGTGGCTTTCGCTGGTAGATGCGTAACGTCCGGCTTCGATCCCACCGGCACGGCCACGGTTCCCTGAACCCCGGCCAGACTGATGCAGAATCACGCCTACACAACGCCAGTCCGACACCAACTGCTTGAACGATTCGATCTTGGCTTGCACGCTGGCTGCATCGCCAGCGCCCCCGCCCCGGATCAACTCCAAGTAGTCGTAGACCAGAACCTCAGGTCGTTGCCCTTCCCACAGTTCCACGGAAGCAATCCGCATTGCTTTGTCGATGTCATCGACGGACATGCCGGTGGATTCAAAGTGCAAGTTGGTTTCATCACGCATGAGTTGTTCAACACGTTCCCATGCCCGCCCATCCTCACGAATGAGGCGGTTGATCCAATCCTTCTGGTCGATCTGCATACGTATGGCTGCGTATCGGCCCCAGAACATTGTTTCGGTTTCGTCTGGACTGACCCACAGGGTGCGATGGTGACGATTGCGAGCCACCATGTTCAGCGCCAGCAGCGTCTTGCCTGTATGCGATCTACCAATGATCGTTACAAGTTGTCCGCCACGGGCGCCACCCAAGGTGGCTTCATCGAATACCCGCACACCGAATGACCACTCGCTGCCAGAACGCAGGTCGTGGCGCATCCGCCTGACCTGTTCCTTCTTAGGCGTGAAGAGTCTCTGTAGGTCTGCTGGTGAAATGCCCTCTATTTGTGCTGGAGGCTCCGAAGGCGGAGGGGCCGGAGCAGGGTCTTTCCCCGCTCCGGCCACACGCTTGAGTGCTTCCTCCAGACTGAGTTCCTCAGGCACTTACCTGACTCAGCCAGTTGTGGGGATCAATCGGATCGGGCCGGTCGCCCCATCCGAAGCCGCCCTTGAGTTTCACCAATGCGGCAAAGTACCCGCTCTTATTGGCGAGAGGATGATTGCCCTCTCCGGTTCCCAAGAAGGGAACCCCATCGTTACCCATGCACACGGACCTCTTGACCTTGAAGTCTCCTAGCCCGCATTTGCCGTTCTTCGTTACCGGGATTTCCTTCCCACGCAAGGCTTCAGCCCAGTAGTTGTCGGGGAACGTACGCTTGCCATCGGCGAACAACTTGCGGATGGCCTGATTGCACAGGAACATGGACTGCTGCCCGGCGTATTCAACACCGGCAACCTTCTCAGCGTTCCAGATTGCAAGTATCTGCGTGTATTCCTCATCGTCTACGTACTTTGACTGCATGCCATCCGTACGGGAGGGTGTAGCGGCTGTGGCTGCGGGGAATGCAGCCTGCACCATGTCAACCGCCTGATCCACGATGTCTGGTGCTACTGCGATTTCCGCACCCACCAAACCCTTTTCCTCGCTGACCGTCGATGGGTTCAGAATGCTTACGCCTACAAGGCTGTCCTTGAGTTTGGGCAGTTCCTTTGCGAGCGCCTGAGCGTTCTCAATAGCCATCGTGACGGCTACACCGTCGGGGTCGTTGCCAACCTCTGCAACAGCGAGTTCTACCGCTGCCTTGAGGATGACCTGTGCTTCTATGCTGGCCCGCTCGTGCGGGCTCATTGGCGTCCAAGCCATATTATGTGCCTCCTAATGTTGCACCTTTGCACCGTGCGAAACTTTCGCACCATTTATCGGAACACCACCAACCGTTGTCACCCAGCGGGTATGGACCCGTTTGGGTTTCCAACAGTCGGCAGAGCGCCAACACCTTTTCACGTAGCCAGTCAAAATGTTGCTGACCACGCTCTAAGTCCATGCGGCCCACCCCTTTGGGGTGCATGACCGCATATGAGAAGTTGGGGATTCCTAACGCATAGCAGTAGGCGATGGACTGCACATCCCATCGTTCATACT